ATATGATAAAGTTTTGTCTGCCATAATTATTTATTTAAGGACATGATACTACTCCGTTACTATCTACTGAAGTTGCGTTAGTTGAAAAATATGCGTTCGTTCCAGTTACTTGATTCACATAAACACCCGCTGGCACTACAGTTCCAGATTGATCACTGTAAATAACTATATTTGGTGCTGGGCCTGTTGCAATCGTGGTGTAAATTGTTTCGTCTAATGTCCCGCTGTAAGTACAAGCTAAAGTAGGATTAGCTACTTCGTGAACTGAAAAAGGATAATATGTTACACAAGAAGTTACAGCCACTACATTACCAGCTCCACCTGTAATACTTACAACAGTGTTATTGCTAGTTTTATAGAATCCATTAGCTAATGCAGTAGTTTTACAAGCGTCTGTATAACAAGCATCATTAACTATAGGGTCACCAGAATTATTATCATGTGTAAAGGTTGTGCTTGTTGATAATGCACACGCAGCGTTTATATCAGCCGCTACTACACTACTAGACCAAGACGTTCCTAAAGAAAATGTTCCAACTAAAGTAACGGCTCCAGCTGCATTTACTTGAATGTAAGTGGTTCCTGTTAATTTATAGAATCCAGCTCCTAAAGTGGTTTGTCCAAAATTATCTGAATAAACAAAATTAGTAACAACTGGCAAAGCACTTGCTCCACTATGAAAATAAGGTAAATTTACAGTTGTAGGACAAGCTAAAATTACTGATGTTTGTTTAGCGCCACTAGTATAACTTGTAGTAGGAGTACACTTAATAAGATCTACCACCTCTCCAGCCGGAGAAGATGCTACTTCTAAAATATCTGTGTAAGTTTGACCAGAATCATTAGTTGCGCTATTATAAAATCCAGCAGGTAATGGATTGTTACCACACGCATCTGAATAAACTAAGTCACTAATTCTTGGTGAAGGATCTCCTGTAGCCATACCTCCAGTAGCATCATTAGTAAAATAATTTTGATTTAAAGCAAAACCACACGCTGTGTTTCCATTTGAATCTAGCAATCCACCAGACCAAGCTGTTTGAAAGGCAAAGCTTGAAGGCCCAGAAACTAATCCTGTTCCGCTTGTAACCTCTAAAAACGATGTTGTATTAAGTTTATAAAACCCATTTCCTAAAACAGTAGTTAAAGCTGCATCAGAGTAAACGAATTCTCCAGAAGCTGGAAGTGCTCCAGATCCACTGTGATAATACGTTTGATTTGCTGTGCTACTACAAGCTAAAGCTGTTGTAGATTGTATAGTTGAACTAGAATAAGATGAAGATGAAGCGCAAGTTGTAATTGCCGTAACCACGCCATTAGCTACTTGAGCTACAGTAGTTGCGGTTATTTTATAAAATCCATTAGGCAACACTGTTGCTCCTGTATTATCTGAAAATACCCAGTTATGAAGTATAGGTAATACCACGCCAGCATTATTTCTATCAGTATATTGTTTAGCAAAAAATCCTGTTGCTCCCGAACCCGCACATGCAGATGCCGATGAGCCGTTTTGTGCAATTGTGCTCGTTGACCATGACGGTAAGGCGGCTGGACAAACAATTTCTAATCCAAACACTGTTCCGGTACAAGGCCCTAAAGCTTTTAAATCCATAGTTTGAGGATTTGCATTTGGTTTAGGTATTACTAAAGAACTATATTCATTCGAACCTCCTCCTTGTACGTCTCCAGTATTTATAGTTACAGATTCTGTTCCGTTTTGTACCCATGCATTACTAACTATTGCATCATAAAAATTATATAAAGTAGTGTTAGGTATTGACGGAAGGCATGCGTCAGCTGCATTACCTATAATTGTAAACGCATTAGCAACACCACTTGTTGTTTTTATATATCCGTTAGTAGGGCTTGCTAGCGCATTGTAACTAGTACTATCGTACACACCTCTAACACCATCAGGCACAGTAGCTGGGTTAAAATAAACAACCACAGATCCCACGTCAGTTCCTAAAGTTACATTTAAACTATAAGACCCCTTCCCTCCACTAGGTATAGTTATTTCGCCACACGAAACTGGACAAGTAGGGCAAGACGCAACCGCAGCTAAAGTTCCTCCACTTTGCACTCTAAAAGTATTAGTACCACTAACCCTGTAAGTATCATCAGGAGCTTTAGTTTGCCCTGTTGCATCAGTATAAAGTCCAGTAGTAGTGTCAAAAGTAGTTCCTTGATCAATAAAATAAGTAACTCCTGTTTGACTTATACAACATAAATCAGAAGGAGTAGTATTAAATTCTAACACCTGGCTTACTGCACAAGTGCAATTAGCTGCTGCTGCTAGAACACCACCCGTAAGCTCTCTATAAGTTGCAACTCCTTCAATAGGAGCTTGATAAAATCCGTCAGCTGCTAATGTAGTTAAAGCAGGGTCAGTATACACTGCTGTTGCTGCTGCGAAAGTAACTGCGTTTATATAAAATGTATTATCAGTTGCCATATAATTATAAAAAAGTTTCTGTTACCATTCCGTCATTATTAACATATATTAATAAAGTAGCACTAATCTTATAATAACCTATTCCTAGTTTAGTCGTTCCTTTATCGTCTGAATATACAAAATTATTTATTACAGGAGCTCCCGTTCCACCATTATGATAATAAGTTTGACCTAAAGCCAAACCGCTTGCTCCAGACCTTGTTGTTGACATTACAGATGATGCATACGAAGAGTATGTACATCCTGTGCAACAAACTTCATCTGCTGTAGTAGCAAAGCATAAAGGTATTGTTGTTCCGCATGGCGCACATGAAAATCCTAATCCTAAAACTCCTGCCGCTTGTTCTCTCACAGAGTTAGCAGCTTGATAAAACTGATTAGGTGCTTTAGTATGTAGCGTTTCATCGGTAAATACAGCTGTCGCTGTTGCAAAAGAAGTTGTATCTAAATAATAAGTTGCTGAAGGCCCCGAGCAACAAGCTATAGCGGCAGTTGATCCTGTTCTTAAAATTAGAGCATGCACAGTTCTTAAATCCCAAGTCAAATATAAATATGCAAAATTACTTGGATTATTATAAGTAAAACTTGCTTGATATAATCCTGTAGAAGGATTAGTAATAGGAACTACATCAGAAGAGTTACCTTCTATATTTACCCATTGCGCTGGTGTGTAATCAAACGGAGTTACAAATCTTCTAAATTTATGTATCGCTGGATCAAAAACAAAATCATCAAAGTCTTTTTTATTAGACTGCATCGTGATTGTTGCACCAGATGGAGGAAATATTCCTATTGATGATACACCAGTAGTTTCGATGTATACTCCACCTATATTTGCAGTGTCTGTATTTAATTGAATTAATTCACTAGAAACAGGACTTGTAAACGTACCTTGTTTCCAGAAAAATTCATTATGTATAAATTTACCTACATCTTGCGGAGAGCCCAATACCATTTGTCTAATTATTAAAGGCGTAGCAGCTGGACATTTAGGTGTAATATCAAAAGACGCAGTTCCTGTAGGGGTAATTGTTACCACTGCTGTTGTTGGTGTGGTAGAATTTTTAACAAAACTAACAGAACTATTCCCTGTAATGTCTTGATTTATTACGCCAACACTATTCCAAACCACACTCAAGTTAACCGTTCCAGTTACAATGAAATCAAAAACAACTGATCCTTGTGCTGTGCCTAAATTTAAAGTATTAGAAGATGCGTCTGTAACATTTTGTCTAGATATTGTTGCTCCACAATTTATTGGAACAATTCCCGCTGGAATAGCGGTAGAATTATTTGACAACACATATTCATTCATATAAGGATCGTATCCTCCTAATTTTTGTGTCCCAAAATCTTGTGTAAACATATCTCTAAAAAAACCTCTCATTCCTGTTTCAGAAATTACTGTTAATTGTTCGGAAGGCCCATCACCTTGTAATCTTAAAACAACATTTCTTTTAGAGTCGGTAAAATATTTATCAAAACCATATGAAACAAAACTTTCAGGGTTTTTACTTATACCGTATTCCTCTATTCTTGCTATCTGATTACCTAATACCTCTGCGGTGTTAGTGATAGCTCCTCCAGCAGCAGCACTAGAAAGTAAATTTTTACCTGCTAAAACGTAAGAAACTTTATCTTCTTGTAAAACTAGAATATTTGTTTCTCTTGCGTGTAATATTTCTATACTCCCATAACTAACTTCTAAATCTTTAAAATTAACGAGTCCTAAGTTAAATTCGTTTAGCTTGTTAATATTAGTTTCTTCATTAAAAGTCCCGCTGTAAGTTAACCCAGCAAATCTATCAGCTTTTTTAAAATCTTGAGAAGATACAGATGTAACTCTTTGTCCTAAATTAAATGATTGACCTACTAATGAGTCTTGAACTTTAAAACTTTCTACGCCATTTCCAAAAGAATAACAATCAAAAAAACCTAGGTTAACTATTGCTGGAAGCAAGTCAGTTTGCGCTTGGTCTGTTGCTGAAGTTCCTGACATATGTCGATTGTTTGTTATATCATAACAAGTATCGTTTTCATAATATATATCATTATCAATATCAATAGGAGTAGTTTCAAAAATCATTAAAGAATCCGCAATCTGTACTGTTATTCTTCCATTAGCACAAGAATTTCTGTGACCAGCACACCCACTTACTCCACTTAATATAATTAATTGTAATTTATTTGAAGTGTCAGGAACTTGACCATTACTTGTTATAAATTGGTATTGGTTAGTCCCTCTGATGTTTGCTGGAAAAGTAGTGCCTATGGTATTGTTATATACGTTGTTTGGATCAGCGCCATCGTCAAAATTAGTAATATCTCCTCCTTTAAAATCAATACCTTCTCCATTAACAAAATCAAACATATTGTTATAATCTTGGCTTGCTTGAAATGTTCTAACATAAGTGTAAATTACTCTTCCACAGGGTTTGTTAGTTCCGTTTTGTCCTCTTCTACTAAATTCAATATCAAACGTTACTAAACTTCCCGCTGGAAGCACTAAGTTTGTGTCAGTCTGCCCGTCAGCTGATTCAAAAAAACAATCTAATTTTACTCCAGGGAAACTTGATCCTGATACAAAACATACATTCTGTCTCCCACTATCAAAAAAATTAGACTTTTCTGAAGTGTCAACATTAAAAGAGGTAGGCTTCATCTTCATATACAGTCCTGCCATTTCAGCAATGTAAGGCTTTACATCACCATCTTCAATGTTTGCTTTTGGGGTTAGGAAGTTTCGTTGCTGAGCATCTACGCTTAACACCTCTGCAACCGCTAACCCTAGAAGAGCTCCGGTGCTATCCGCTTTTATTCTTAATATATCTCCTGTTCTTGCTTTATTTTGATTTTGTCCCTCTAACTTAAAGTATATTGAATTGTCTGTAGAGTCCGAATAATAAAAATTACTATATATTGTTTCATAAGGCCCTTCAGCCTTTTTTACTACAAATTTATATTTAGTAGCCCATTGTGGCGGGTTTTGTAAAGGCGGAATCGTAACTTTAATTGAATTTTGAAATACCGCATTACTAGCAGGAACAAAAACGGTCGGATCAATTCCTTGTGAAACTAAAGCTGTAGTGCTTCTTAAGTATTCATCCATGTAAACTATTCCAACTTCATAGTTTCTATTACTATGTAAACTTTGAATACTAGCGTTTTGTATAAACTGAGCTGATGCGTTAACCATTGAGTAATATGCAAATAATGGAGCAGCAAAAGGCGGCCCTTCAACATCAGAAAACCTCATTGCTGGAAGTTGTAATGAAATTGTGTCAGCAAGAGTTGTGATTAATATCCCTTGGTTTAATCCAGTAATACCCGCTTCATCTTTTTGCCAAGTAATATCAGCATTATCTTCAGCAGGGTTTTGAACGCTACAATTAAAAGTGTCTGTAAATGTTGTACCTGCGGCACAATTACCTACTGTTTGAAATCCAGTAACAATAGCAGCTTTAAAACTATCGCTAAGCGCCATTTCTTGAACGCTAGAAAAGGTTTGAGGTATAGTGTAAATAACGTCTATTGTCGTAGAGCCTTGGTTACCTGAGACAGTTCCACTGTTTCCAGTGTATTTATTTTTTAAATAAGTAAGAGAAATTCCAAAAAAAGCTCCTATTTTTAAATTGTTTTTTACGCCAGATAAATCAAGAATTACTGTTGAAGAAGGGATAACTTGAGTTGTGTCAATAGTATAGTTAAGTCCGGCAGAGAATGTAGTATCAATTTCATCACTACTTATAGGTACATCTGTTAGTTCTGCTGAATAAGTTATTCTACAATTTATTCCATTAGAATCTATAATATCTCTTCCATCTTCATAATTACCATAAACTAATCTGTTAGCCATTATAGTCTGAGCTTTAGCAACTAATGGCACATTGTCATATAATCTTAATAATTCGCTTTCTGGTAAAATAGTATATATTTTACTATTACTAAATGCTTGAGTTTGAATTGAATTGTCTGACCAACCAAAATCTGCTTTCTTAAATTTTTCAATTACATTAAGAGTATTGCTGTTGGCAAACTTAAATATTAAATCTACGCCTATTACATTACTGCTTCCTGTATTGAAAGCAATAGTTACAGCGTTATAAATATTCAGCATTCCTTTATTTAAATTTGTAGCGGGGTCATAAGTAAATACTCCTGGAGCAAATGCTATGTCACTAAACTGAGACAACGCACTGTATTCTTCATCTTGATATTTATACCTGTAAGCAAAAGAAATCATACGGGTTTCCATAAAATTTGCTTCTGTAGCTTGAGTAAATAAAGTAATGGTAGGCGCTGCTAATGGTGGCTGAACAATTACATTAATATCAGCTTCTGTAACAGCAGGGTAAGCTTTAGTAACATTAATCTTTCTAGGAGGATTTTTGTCATCTGTAAAAAACAACAAATCTCCTATTTTATTAACGCCTGTAATTAAAAATTTAGAGTCAAAGTTTAATACATTTCCTGCATCTGTTACATGATAATTAAGTAAAGTTGTTTTAGTGTCAAAAGATACAATCATATCTGCTGTATCTGAAGTAACAAACCAATACATGGTTTCATTAGCTCCATCATCATACGCTCCTATACACTCAGCGTTTGTTAAAACGGTATTATTAAACAGTAAAGTTGTAATTTGTGTGTTTCCTTTAGAGTTCTCTAAAGCACCTATCTCTGTGGTCTCTGTAGCTCCTAACCTTACGTTAAGCGCTTCAATGTATTCACCTGGTGGAACTAATCGTTCATCCACGCTTTGGTTCATTCGACCAGCGATAAAATTTGTTGTTACTATTGGCATCTTACTTTATCCATTTGTCCTTTCCTCTCATGCTCATCATAAGTCTTCCAGGGTGAATATTACTTAATCTAATTTTAGCATTTCTTAATAAAGAAGATTTGTCTTTTCTAGCTCTATTTACTATGTATTCTTGAACCCCCATTTTAGAGTTTAAAATAGAGTATTTAATATATGCATATATAAATTCTTCAAATAATTTATTTACACTTATATTTCCATCCACACCTTGTTCCATACCATCTGAAACATATTCTAAAACTATTGAATTTCCAGACTGAGCTGAACTAAAATTAATAACTCCTCTAGCTTTATCTATTGAGAAGGTCTTATTTTGGTTTGCCGTTTCTGTGTTTAATCCAAATCTTGCTCCTACTGCATAATCAAAATACCAATTTCCATCTACACAATGACCTTCTTGGCCATTATAAGGGCTGTTTGCGTTTAGGTATATACTAGTTGCTCCACTTCTAAAAGACATATCTAATTCTGAATCCTGAGGCTTTAAAACATTACCATCTTGATCATAAATAATCTTACCATCATTATCTTGTAGGTAAGTACTAGCCCAACCTGTTTGTATGTTTTCTGTTAATGGAAGTAAAACTCCATTTACAAATTGAGATATTCTTACCCAGTTAACATAGTCAGACGGAAGAATAAACTTTAATTCTTCACCTAAATCCATTTGCAACACCTTAATCTCTTTCATTGCATCATAGTTCAATTCTTGAACACCACGTTTTGCGTGAAATAAAACTTGGTATCTTTCTATGTTATTTACAAGAGAATTATTTCCTTGATACATTAACATAAAATTATTCACTACTTCATCTAACGATACATACTGGTAGGATCCCCAGTTTTTAGCTTCTGGAACTGCTCCTGAATTTGCGTAATATGCGTAATCATTTATATATGCCATATCCTATCCTTGTGTTTGATTATCTTCATTGATTTCTTGTATTCCAAATTGATTTACAGCTGGCTCTCTAATTTCTATACCTATGTATTGACAAATTTTAGCTACAAGGCCTGGTTCGTCAGACAATGGTAATTCAAAATCTTGATAATCAGCTGCCGCTGAATTGAATACTGGTGCTCCACCTGCAAGTACACTTGCGTATGTCCAGTTAGGAGGTAAAGGGTATCTTACATATTCCGCAATCATCGAACCACCTGTGGTTAATGATGTAGGGTATACTGTGATGCTATTGCCTACTTTCCCTGTTGTTGAGTCTCCTGTTATACCTGTTGTTGCTCCACCTAACACATAAGCAGGATACCCTACAGATGGTGCTGTTAATGGAGAATTATTTAGGTAAAATATTTTATTTTGATTTACTCTTTCAGCCTCTACTATTCCAGCTGTCGTAAATATAGAATATGTGTTTCCGCTTGCAGATGCTGGAACAGTTACAGGAAATATATTTGAGCTTAATGTTAATTGTGTTAAACTATCAACGCTTACTACATAAGCACTAAAACCTTTGTACGTGCTACTAGCTGTTGTATTAACTATTATTTGTCCAGGAAGTACGCCACTAGCTGCAAATGCAGCTGTAGAATCGCCTACTAGATTATTAACACTGTTTAAATTGTTTGTTCCAGAAGTTATAAAATTAGGATAATTATTTATTTTACTTATAAAGTAATAATCATCCGGCAAAAAGTACATACTATTACCTTGTTTTATCAACCCTTTAGTTACAGAAAATTCATCTATAACCTCTACTAAACTTTTTACTATATCAGCATATCCTGTTCCTGATACTCTTTGGTTTTGTTTTACTATCCAACTATTATATTGATAAAAGTAATCTTCAAACAAATCCATTTGTGCTTGTTGAGCATATAGATTAAAGTCTTGTGGAGCTATGTATCCATAATTGTTTTTATTGGCAATAGCTAAAACTGTATTTCTAACCGAGTTAATCATCTCAAAATCTTTTTACAAATATAGTTAAAAAAAAAAGAGGTCACTTTTATGTAACCTCTCTTTTATTTTAATAAGAACTAAATCTTAAGGCTGTTAGCTAGCAGCTTTTACACCTGAAACAATTGAAGCAATTGTACTTGGTGCAGCACCAGCAGCAGCAACAGGTGGGTATGAACTTCCCGCAGGAGTAAATACTGGTTGTTGCCATGATAATGTTAAAGCAGTCTCAATAGATTCGTTTAGGAAATTCTTCCAAGCAAACGTGTCAGCAGCAGCAGCAACTAAAGTTATTGCAATAGACTGAACTACATTAGTTGCAGCAGGAACCGCAGCTGAACCATCATCTGCAATAGCGTAACCTAATTGTGCCGTAGAAATGTTTTTGTAAAAAATCTGAATTAACAGATTAGTTTCTTGTTTAACTTCTAAAATGTCGTTAATAGAAATTAGTTTAAAACCAGAGTCAGCACCTGCTCCAGCAATGTTTAATTTGATAAATTTGTCCATAGTTAAAAATTTTAATGGGTTAATAATTTACAAAGATAAGCTTTCTATTTTTCTTTATTTAAGCGTTTTTTTAAGAACTTATATGCCTCAATACCTTCATCACTTTGCAGATAAGATGTAATTACATAATTAGGATCTTCGTTAAAAGGAATGGTTATCATTTTTTTCTTGTTTCCAGGAAGATTGTAATAAACATCTTTATTGTTGTTTCTGAAAGCTATAAATCCAGCGTCTAAGAATCCGTGCACTTCATTTTGTAAATCTAATAAAGGATCATTTACTGTTTCAATAAAATCTTCAGGATTGTTTTTAGCATAAATTAATATGTCTCTTCTTAATTGTGGTGTAGTAAGGCTATTAGCAACATTACCCATCAGCATTCTAGATATAGAAATTAATTTTTCTGTAGGCAAGTCTTTTGCTAAAACTTGTGCGTCAATTTCAAGCTCTACATATTCTAGTTCTACAGATGCATCTTTTGATTCGTTAATTTCTTCAAATATCATTCCATTACCAGGATGAAAATGTAAGAATTGTTGTAATATCTGATTTTCTCTTTGTACATATAGCATACCATCTTCAAAAACCACGGGCTCTAAAATAGCGTTTCCATCTTGCTCATCTTCAAATGGCGTTTTTTGATTTCTTGCATAACGTAAAGGTCTATTAATTCCTTTCTCTTCGTCAAAATGTAATAAAGGGGATCTAACTGAATGTCTTGATGAAAGCATGTAAGAAAGAGGACGTTCTGCCCTTGTTAATCTATATGCTTTGCTTACTAATGTAGTGTTTTTTGTTTTCATTATAATATAATTTAATTTGATTTAAAAAAAATAAACCCTACCCCCACACATGTGAGGGTAAAATTTATACAATAATCTAGTTTTGGAATAAGAAGAAGTTGTTTGCACCTAAAGTACATACAGCTCTTTCTGATAGGAAATTTACTTCCATTGCATCCAAGGAAGAAGATTGAGCACCACCAGCAGAACCAGTAATCCAAGTCTTATACCTTCTGTCTTCAGTTTCTGAAGCTCTATATCTTACATGTAAGAAAGGTCTCTTAGCGTTCTTACCTAAGATTTGGTCATAAACTGTAGTTGAACCAGCAGGAACTAAAAGTCCATTGATTCCTCCACCTTGAATACCACCTCTCATAGTAGGATCGTTAAGATATTTCCAGTCAGACTTATAGAAGTCATAACCTCTTCTAAATCCTGTAAATCCAAGATTTAAAGCCATGTCTTTATCATTGTCAAAAAGACCATATGATGTACCACCCGCTCCGTGAGAGTTTTGTGCAGCTAACATATCATCCATATCAAATGAAAATTGTCTATTACAGAAAATTACATTTTCTTCTATCGCTCCTTGCTTATCAAGTCTTTGGATAATATTATCAAATGCTCCAAGATTCTGTGGGTTACCACCTCCAAAAACATTTCCTCTATTACCTACAACAAAAAATACACCGTCAGATCCACTTAATCCAGCAGCAGAAGTTCCAGCAGCTAAGTTTCCTTGTAAGAAATCTCCAGCTCCTGAACCAGCAGCAGCAGGTACAGCTTCTAGCATAGCAGTTTCTAAATAGTCTTCAAATCTAAGTCTTGTTTCGTGCTCAGATTTTAAGTACCATAAATATCCACTCGCTCCATTTTCAGTTGTAACTTCTATCCATCCAATTTGAGCCATGTCAGAACCAGAAACAGCATATCTGTCCTTGATTATAATTGGCTTATTGTCAAAGATATTGTCATCAGCTTCGTTAGAACCTAACATTCCGTTAGTTCCTTTAGCGAACTCAGAACCATAGATAAATATATCACACAATGCAGTTGCTGCTACCATTGCTTGACCACCCGTTTCATAGTAAGCTACTGTGAAAACACCTGGTGCAGCAGCCGTAGGAGCTACAGTTACGATACCTTTATTTTGTAAATTAGATCCAACAGTATTGTCAGAAATAACTACAGTTTGTCCAACTCTTAAAGCTGCCGTATTTGGCCCACCTGCATTTATTTGTGGGTTAAAGTTAGTTGGGTTATTAGTACCTACTCCTGGTACTGCTCCTATACCTGGAATTGTCCATACACCAGTTCTAGCTCCCGCTGCTCCTGCTGATACACAATTTTGATATTTTTGATGTAATCTTCCTTGTTCTGCCCATTTGATAAGGTCAGAGTTAGAAGGCATTTCAGCGCCTACCATTCTTAAGAATGATGCTACTGTTCTATTTCCATAACGCTCGAATTCTTTTTCGTACGTGTCAGGAAGGTATTGTTGAACCCAGGTAAAACCTGCGCTATTTAAATAATTTGTAGACAAGGGCGTTTGTTGTGCACTTGGTTGCAAATCAAATCCGGGGATTGCATTTACTGCCATAATTTTAATTTTTTTTAATAATGTTAACTTCGTTTAATACTTCTAATTCTAAGTCCTCTTCCACTATCGGTATTTCCTACTGCCCTTATTTTCATTCCATCTTTAGTGATGGTCTGCGGAGACTGTCTCACATTCATATTTATGTTTTTAGATTTTCTAGAAACATTGTCTACGGTATTTGAGACACCTTGATCGTAAAAAAATTGAGCAAATTTATCAGGGTTCATAGCTACTGCTAAAGAACGATGATAACCTTTTGAGTCTTCTATTAAGCCATCTTTGTTTAAATATTTACCAATAAAATTATTAATATCAGATTGAACATTTTTTAGCTCGTCAGAAGTCCCTGGCTTAAAAGTAATATCACTTTCTCCAACTTTAAATTCAAAACCTTTGAACTCATCGTTAAAAACCTGATCGGTTTTTGTTTTAAAGTAATCATACTTTTTTTTAGTTTGCTCCTCAATTGTTTGAGATTCATTAATGTAACTCTTATAAGCACTTAAATTTTCTTGTTGTTCAGCAGATAACCCATCCCCACTTGACTCAAGAGGAACTTTATATTTATCTTTTTGTTCATTCAAAAACTTTTTAGCTTTCGCAAGTTCTCGTTTTTTTGCTAATTTAATTTTCTTAATATCTTTAGGCTCATCCACGTCTTCATCGACACTGAACTTGTCTTCAATTATATCTTGAATATCTATAGCGTCTAAACCTTCTTCAGTTGCGCTATAGTAATTAGCTAGTACATCATCGTCACCCATGCTTTCAATATCTTTTTGTAGATTATAAAAATCTGAGATACCTCGGCCGGTTTCTTTTTTGTACTTAAAATATGCAGATACATCTTCTGGTAGCTCCTCATTTGCCTCTTTTTCCGCAAGTAATTCGTCTACCGAATTTATATCCTTATTATATCTATCTCTAATATAAGAAAGAACGTCTGTGTCATTTAACTCTGGCACTGGAGTGTTTTCTTTTTCAACAGCCTCTGGTTCAGTAGAAGAATTTAACTCTACTTTATCTACAGTTTCTGTGGGTTGTGCGGAATCTTCAAACTTTTCTTCATGCTTTTTAAGCAATTGTTCTTCCACTTCTGCACGGGATTTTTCTTCAACCACCCCTAAGTCTCTTACTTTTATTTCCATTTGATTTAATTTTTAGTAAAGTTAAACAATTATATATATTTATTTTAAGCTATCTAGGTTCAAATTCAGCTAAATCAAATCCATCTAAACTATCCTCGTTAGATTCAAAATTTATTGGAGGAAGATTGTTTTTCCTTTGCTCTATTAATTTAGATTGTTCTGTAGACTGTAGACTTACTCTACTGTCTTTAGCACTTTCTCTATTGCTTTCACGCTGACTTAAATTTTCTGATTCCAACCCTTTTAATTGCATGTTAAAATCAAACTCAGTCTGCATTAATTGTTTTTTTAACTCCGCTTCGTTTTTAAGCTTTTCTATTTCAAAAGCAACATCAGCTTGTCTATATTGAATCTTAGTTTGTGCTTCCATCTCAATTTTCTGAGCGTCTAATTGAGCTTGAGCTTGTTGAGCTTGCATTTGCATTTGCGCTTGCATTTGTTGCTCTTGCTGTCTTTGAGCTTGCTCTGTTTCTTGTTTTTGTTTACGCTTCAACTTAAGTAATTGATTCGCCATTTTAAGATTATTAATCTCCCTTATGTCTATAGCATCTTCTAAACTTATGTTCTCTTTAGATAAAGCCATTTGAATGTTTTGTTCCAACATAGCTTTCTCTTCTTCATCAGGAGCCATTTCTATAAATATTCCGAAATCAAATAAATATAAATCTTTAATATCTTCAAGAATTCTTGCATTATATTTTCCTACCTGCATTATGAACTCATCTTTAAAATCTGAATATTCTAAAATATCAGATGTTCTTATTGATAAACACTCAGCAAGAGTCCTGGTAATATATAAACTACTTTGCAAAATATGCCTTGTAGCCGTGTTTGAATTTAATGCAGCTAATTTTTGAACCCCCACTAAAGAGTTGGGGTCTGGCATTGAACCATCTCTAGCTTCATTTAAACCTGTTACCTGCCTAATCATATCTAAATAATGATTATAATTAGCAATTAACATTTGCAACTTAGTTCCTCCACTACTTGAAGTTAACTGTGTAATAGGTGCTTTCCCATTATTAAAATCTCCATCTTGAGTAAAACTTCTTCCTATAACACTACCTGTTTGGAAATACAATCTTAAAGCATCTTCTGGATTATAAGCGTTACCTGTTCCTAAATCTACTTCATTTAATCCATCAGCATCTATAAACACACCATCCGGGACAACTCTAGAAACTACTTGTTGAATTTTTAAATGTGTCATCTGTATAAGATCAGCAAATGGAATCATTCTTTTTACTAGTGATTCTAATCTTCCTTTATACATTCTTGGAGCGCATGCTACGTAATTAGGCATAGCAAATTGATTTGATGATTTAGGTCTCACCATGTTTTCAGCTAACTCCCATTTTAATAATATATTGGTTCCCATCACCATCACCCCATCATACCAAACGTCTATTCTTTTTGTAACTTTCTCAAAATTTCCCTCATCCATCATTTCTTGAGGAGGGTTAAATTCATCATCTTTTTCTACAGTTTTATAAGTTCCATCTGCTAATTTCTTTTTTTTGTAAACAAACGTATGCGTGGTTTTATAATTAAAATACATTAAAGTAGCGGTGTCTCTATAAAACATACTGTTTTGAGAAAACTGTGCGGTATTAAAATAATTATACCAAGACTGACTATACTTAGCTATTTCATTTAAATCGTCATCAGTTAAATCAGGGTCAATTTTAATAAGCTCCGTCATAGGAACTGTTTTAATTTCTCCCCAATAAAAACAATCCTTAAAGTAAGGGTCTTCCGTATAACTATAAACCACGTTTGCTGGGTCTACATATTTAATTTCAACACCTGATCCTAATAAAAATTCATGTTTTGTAATACCTAAACCAATTGTAGCTAAGTCATAATCAACTCTACTCCTAGTGTCGTTATAATGATTTTCAGCAAACAACGTGTTGATAGCTTCTTCTTCTGCTATCTCTACAGCTGGCTTATATTTCATTTGCATATAAAGCTCTAGCTCTTCATCACTTTCAGGTATTTCATCTTGATTTGTTGTAAATAAATTTACATTAAAATCTACTTGCATTTGCTCTAAAATAGGCTTTGCCAACATGTCTGCTTCAATCATCTCCTGAAACTCATTTCTTTTTTCTGCTGACATCGCATCTTCAGCGTATGCTTTAACTTTAAAAAGTCTGTCAGACATTCCATTTACTACAATGTCTACAAACTTCGGTATAATAGGAAGTGGTGTCCAGTCTAAATTAAGATAACTTAAATCGCCATCTATTGCTAATTCGTTTTTGTATTTGGCTACTGACTGCTCACCTCTTGCGTATAATCTTAAACGCATGAATTCTTCCCATTGACTATAAAATCTACAAGAGCCACTATCTCTTCTAAACCATTCATATTGTATCGACTGACCTATCTGTAAACCATACTCCTTAGAATCTTTAGTAGAGTCAGAAACGAATTGATCTGGGAATGCAGCAGCCTGAATATCTATGTTTACTTTTTTCATTTATTAAGTAATTGACTTACTGTGTTCTTGTTATTATATCTTGCAAAGTTAATGCTTATTTTTGATTGTTTTTGAATTGGAGTGTATAGGTGTTTTTGATTTGCCATTATAGCTAGCCCTGAACTTATGGCTGCATCAAACTTTGTTCTATTGTTTATATCAAACTTAGCCCAATCCTCTAATGTTCTTCTAAAATACATTACACCCATATCATCTTTATCTCTATAATTTCCTTCAAAATCCAGCCCAATGTGCTTTTCAATAAACGACTCTATTGCTGAGGCGTGAGATTGCTTTACATCTTCCGAACTATTAGGTATTCCTCCTAATTCTCTTTCTGTTTTAGACAATTTATTATATGCCTTATCTGGTCTATTTAAACTAAACCCTCTGTATCCTCTGTTTTTAAAATGATACAATAATCTAGGTTTATTATTTTCACACAAAATTGGCATACCATAAAATACACACGCCATTAAAACTTCTTCAAAAAATATCTCAGCAGTTTGAGGTCTAGCAATATATTCTAAAAAAATATGATTACTAGGAGCATCAGCCATGCTAAACTTTGTTATTCCATGTAAAGCCCCATTAGAACCTTTTCCTACAACAACCCCAGATATATCATAAGAGTCACACCCAAAAGAACCTATATGTTCATTTCCAGGATGCTTTCTACCATTCTTAATTACAACATTATTTTGAAGCTCAAGCTTAGGTATGTAAGTTACAAAAAATCTTCCTCTTTTATTTGGAGTCCATATAACCTTACCATCTTGAATTCCATCTTTCCAATGGAAACCTCCTTGAGTTACATGGTGGTGTATATTTAAAGAATCATTGTAATCTATTTGCTGATATATTTTAGTAAGATTAAATAATGACTGCTTACTTTCGTCCCTAAACGCATGTGACTCAGTTCTAGGAAATTGTCTATAAAATTCATTTAAAGCATCAGGATCTGACGCTAATGAATCTACTTCATTCTGCCAATAATCTAAAGCTCCTTGTATTATTATTTCCTTATCTATTCCAATTACTTTTTTTTCTGGATTATTAAAAACAGGCATGCCGTAAATATCTATAAAGCCTTCCATATTCCATTCCATAGGAACAAATAAATTATATAAACCACTCTTTGTTTGTCCGTTAGAGTTTCTTTTTAAACAATCAGATGATTCAAATAAATCTTTAAAATTTCTACCCCCTTTGTCTAAAGCGTTTGATGTTGATCCCATCATACATTTACCAATAACCCTACTACCTAAACGTAAACACGTTTTAGTTACTCGCCAGTTATTTAATATATTTTCAGGCCTTTCCCATTTACCACTCTCATCATGTACAAGTAGTTGTAATTTTTCTCCATCATAACTGTTATCTGATGTGTTTTTCCAGTCAATAGTTGTATCTAACCCTTCAAGCTCTTGATCATCCAAAACATACATATTTTTTTTAGTAATCTTAGAAGCCGGAACTCTGTATGCTAATTCAGTCTTTGGCTTATCCATACCATCTTGTATGGGTTTAAAGAAAAAAGGATAATTGTTTGATATAGGGACAATTTTATCTGTAAACATTTTTTTAGCATCCGCTCCTGTTTTAGATAATATTCCAACTCTTGAATCTTTAGTTATAGTAGCTGTATTCACGCCCTCGCACGAACTCATAAATGAAAATCCAGAACGTCTTATTTTTAAGTAACACATTCCAAAACTTCTTTTATCAGCCTTACATGCTTCCCAGAATATATAAAACAATCTATTAGCTTCTCTAAAATCAGGATGACCAACATCAATCTTTGTCCACTGTAGATACATGTAATGTGTTCCCGTTATGTAAGTAGGTAAACCATTGTTTGTAAACCAAAAACCTTCTTCTCTTTTATCAAATTCATTTTCAATGTAGTCTACCCAGTCGTTTTTAAACTGTGGCGGAGCATCATGCCAATGAAATATTGATTGTATTCTTTTAAGTTCTTTAGGTAGTTCGTGAGTTTCCCAATACTGATCTTCTTTGTTTTTAGATCGCTTATAACAACTTGAGGGAGGTTTAGGAAGCGCTATGTTTAAACCACTTATATTTATTATATCTTCTATTTGTCCAGACTTAGAAATAACCACAAAATCATACTTCTCATTATATCCATACTGCCAACTTCTCGCCTTATTTTTTATAGCTAGAACGCTTTTAGGCACCATATTATATAGCGCAAAACTTAATTTATTTTGATCTTGATTCCGCAAATCCTTTAGGTGTATTATTTTTAATTATATCTGTTCCATCTAGCATTTGTTTCTCTTCTTCTATTCTTTTTAATATTTCAAAAGCATCAAAAATTGCTAGCTTTTTAGTTGCCGCTGCATTTTTTAATCTATCTGCTGCTAGCTCATCGTCAGAGTCATATTTAATAATATCTTCTTTAGCTACTTTTATTAATTGTATTACAGCTTTTTCACCTGCTTTTATTATCTGTAATTTTATTTCTTTTATATCCATTACAAAATCATTGTGATGTTATTTGTATACATTCTATAAAGTTTCTGATCGTTAATTAAAAACTCATATTCGCTTTCTGGTGTAAAAGATATTTCATCTCCTATATTTACACCTAGTTGTAATAACTCTTTGTTTATATATTTCACTTTTCCAACCAAAGGCTCTTCTTTACCTGTCTTTCCTAAAAATGATTCTTTAGCTTTAACTGGTTCAATAAAACAATACTTAGAATGTGCATTCCATTTTCCGTTTTGATAATATAAATAGAACTGATCGTTATCCACTAAAAACATATCCTCCATAAAAAAACTCTTACCACTTTTCTCACGCCCTTGCATGTCAAAGTAAAATTTAAATACGTTATGATGAACTAGTAAAATATCATTGATCTTTACATCTCCCTTATAGTCTAATGGTAAAGCAATAACTTCACCAAATCTATTGGACGCAACATGATCTTCTTTTGAGGAGCTTGTAATAAAATCAATACCTCCTATGTTTTTTATATTGTCGTATCTTCTCCCTTTTACAGGACGAACAATAAAAGAGTATGGTGATTGCATTAAAAGTTTATATTATATTCTAAGGATATAGGTAAGGTTGTTTTAAACTCTTTCCATATTAAAATTTCTTTTTTTTCAGGTTTTTCAATCCAAATTTTATAAGATTCTGCTTCTGGATCGTGTTGAATTAAATGAATAAAATAAGAACCACCTAACACGTCTTGCCCTACAATGTAATGCATGGCTCCAGACTTATAGTCTGCTCCTATTGAAATCTTCCTAATATCCATTTAATTAAAATGTAGACGCTAATTTAAGTGTCTGATAAGTTATATTAAAATATAGTGTTCCTCTTCCTCCTGTTGTTGCGGTGTTTGCTGCTGCTGTAAGATTTAATGCTGTTGCCGAAGGTAAAATTTGCGTATCGGGTGTTCCTCCAATGTTAAACACAACATCTGTTGCTGAATTTAAAACTGCTTGAGTAATTGTATTAAATGATAAAACACCTATTTTTGGAATTGCTCCAGTATTTGCAAAATCAAAAGCAGTTGCACCAGCGTCCATAAAACACACCATATCTTTTATAAATAAAGCAAATCCCGCACCTGGAGAAGCAATTAATTCAAAAGGTGAGGATTGTAAAAAATATAAATTGTCTGCTGGAACAGCAACACTAACTTGCGAAGTAGATAATCCAAATAATGTTTGAAGAGACTTAACAGTACATGTCTTAGTCGCTAAATTATTTTCTTTATCTGTCAGTACAAAATAATCCGTTAACGTTGGATTAATGTTTGCATACGCTCCTGTGTTACTTATTCTTGACATATTATTATTTTACTTCTTCAGCCTCTACTAGCTCAGGTTCTTTTTTAGAAACCTCTCCAGTCTCTAAATTTATAATAGCATCTTGACCGTAGATCTCAGCTAATTTTCTTTCTTCTACTCCAAAAGTAGTTCTTAAATCTTCTAATGCTTTTAATGCATTTTGTTGCATCAATACATTGTCTGCTATTTTCATTTTAGCATTGTTAAAATCCATGTTTAGATCTTGGATTCTTTTTAATTCTTGTTCAGTTAATTTAATTTGACTCATTTTAATTTATTTTATTGATTAATTTTATTTATGTAAATATAGTAAATATATTATTCTTTTTCAATAGGCGGGACAGGAGGATTCATCCATGTAAAATATAAGTTTTCATCAACTGGCTTTATCATAAGCTCAATTTGTTTTGCTAAATTTAACTGCATCGCTGCAACGTCTAACCCAGCGTTTAACCATCCTATTACTATATTCTCAAAATCTTGCGTGTCTTCATAAGGGATAAAGGGAGTTCCTGCTTCGTAAGGAGTGCTCATTGTGCCAATTGAAGAAGCTACAAAAGAAGTGTCTTCTAAATCTGTTCCTGTGTAAGACCAATGTACAGTATATATTACGTTTTTTAACCCATCTTCTTTTATGGTTGCGTTAAGTTGATTGATTGTCCAGTTGTATGCAATTGCCATAATTCTAATTTTTTACAAAGTTACTTATTTCTTTTTTAATATTTCTATTTCTGCTTTTAGTTCTTGTATTGCTTTAACTAATAATGGAACTATTTTAGAATAATCTACTCCTTGAGGTTCGATTTTGCCATCTTTATCTACTTCATCTTTTTCTCCTGAAACCGCATCTGGAACTATGTCTTGTAGTTCGTGAGCCATTACTCCATAACTTCTTGATTCGTCTGGTTTCCATTTA